GCCATTCCTCGCGGGTCTTGATGGTTCCCTTGCCTGACGGCCTCTCTGAGTCGTCTTGGTGGATTGCGCCCACGATGCATACACGGTCGCCCTCGTTGAATGCGGACAGCAGGAACCGCCTGACATCGTCGGCGTGGTGGCTTGGCTGCGGGCAAGGTTCAAGCCGAATGGGTTCCTTTGGCTTGAAGGGATTGATGGATGTGCCAAGCGGCTGCCTTGCCGTGCGCCGGTAGGCCGACTTGACTGCCGCCTCAATCTCCCTGTCCTTGAGGCCAGAAGATGCCGCCGATGGGTAAAGCCTGTCTATGGCCGATGCCTCATCCATCCCGGCGTCCCGCAACTGCTGTGCGGCCAGAAACAACTCCTCGTTGCGCTGGCCCTCAGTTGCTCCGTTGCTGATGAAGTTCTGTGTGCGTGTTGGTAATTTCATGTTTCTTCCTTTCGTTTCCAATCCAAAACAATCGTGTGTTTATTTGTCTTTGCAAGTCATCTCCTCGTAAAAAGTCATGCCGGATGATTCAAGGGGCGACACACACTAGGAGGACAGCCCGTTGCAGAATCTCTCTGCACACCACTTCCGGCATTAAATCATCCTTCCAACTCCATCGCCTTCTTCGCCGCCTCAACGATGTCCTGTGCGGTGATGTTGCGTAGCGCATTGCACCACATCTGCGTCTTCGGTGTCTTGTTGGTCGCATCCTTGCATTTCTGCTGCGGTAGACCCGCATGAGGGCGGCACGGAGCGTGCGGACAGGTGTCCGGCTTGAAGACCGAGATGTTCTTTTGATAGTAAGTCATTCTGTCATTTGGGTCGTATGACCCCCAAAGCGACACACAAGGCGTGTCGAAGGCGGCTGCCACATGGTTGACACTGCTGTCCGGTGCCACGACAAAGTCCGCCCCGCTCACAATCGGAAACAGCGAGCGGAACTGCTTGGTCACGTTGAACAGGTCGATCACCCTGGGATGGTCCACCTTGAAGTTGTTGGAGTTGTCCAGCCCGATGATAACGGCCTTGTGGTTTGGGAATGCTTCCAGCAACGCCAACACCGCATCCTGTCCCATCTTAGGCGGGTAGGTGCGGGTCGGCCCGGAACTAGAGACATGGTAGGCAAAATAGTCTCCCTTGATCGGCCACTTGCCCATATCCATAAGCTCCTTGTGGTCCGGCTCGATCAGGTACAGGTGCGGACGCTTATACTTGGGATCTACATCACCGGCATTCATCCAAGTGTAGATGCGGTCGTAGCAGTTGCCCGGACCAGTACCCAGCTTGGTATTGCCAACCTGACCGCTGAATAGGTCGTCCGTGGGCAGGTGCGCGTCGTAGCTATCCCAAGCCTCCAGCGTTGGCGGAAGCGGGAACAGCTTTGCACCAAGCCCTGCGTAGAGCGGCAGGTTTCTGGCTGGTGCGTAGACATCCACGCAACCGCCAGATTCGTTTACCAAGTAATGCACAAATGCTGTGGTAATGATCGCATCTCCAATCGCCCCAGCGCGATAGACAGCCGTGGCTCCTCCTGTTGCGCGGCCTGGATAGTACGGCTTGATCTTGTGCGGGCAGGGTATGGATTCGTCCCAAGTCGGTCCAGTCAGTTCGTCAGGCAACACATAGGTGTTGCGCGGGAACAACATTGAATCATCGACCTTGTGGATTTGGTTTGTTTGGTTTGTCCAGAGTTTCATGGTTGCTCCATTATGATGTTGATGTTTCTGATGATTTCCGCCGCGACCTGCGGGACGATGGCATTGCCCAATCCTTTAAGTCGGTGTGTCCTATTGGGTATCCCATCAGCCACTCTACCCACGAAGGATTCAGGGTTGCTTTGTTCGTTTGCCGGGTCTCTTGCAAACGATGAAATCCCATAAATCTTTGAATCCGATCTCCTTTCCATAACCTTGCCAATGTTTCCCACTTGTTCCCGCAATCCTTTCCTTCCGTTGCACATGGGGTCGGCCACATATTTACCGATGATCCACACTCTGTCCCTTCTGTGCGGTGCATCGACGGCGCAAGCTGGAATAATGATCGGTTCGACTTCGTAACCTTCCGCTTCCAGGTCAGCACACACCGTGTCGAGTGCCAGGTTGACGATTCCAGCAACATTCTCACCAATGATCCAAGTTGGCCTCGCCTCGCGTATGACTCTGAGCATTTCCGGCCAGAGATAGCGGTTATCGTCCTTGCCTCGCTGCTTCCCGGCAACACTGAACGGCTGGCAGGGGAATCCGCCGGTGAGAAGAGTGACTCCTGAGTATAGCTCGCCTCGTACTTCCCTGATGTCCTTGTGGCACGGGACTTCCGGCCAGTGCTTTTTGAGGACGGCTTGGGCGTAGGGTTCGTTGTCACAGAAGCCGACTGTTCTATATCCGTTCCATCTTGCGGCCAAGGCAAATCCACCGATGCCTGAGAAAAGGTCGAGATGGGTGCGTTCATTCATTTTCGCCCCGTCACGAAGCCCTTGTCGCGGGCGTATTCAACCGTGGATCGGCAGCACTTCCATGCGCGGGCAATCTGGTGGGTGGTGTATCCTGAGTTGTATTGGATCTTCCACAAGGCCCATCTGCGTGACACCATCTTCGGCTCCTTGTTGCCGCCGCTCCTTCTCTTTGATCCTCGCCTTGTTTTTGGGCTTCTAATTGCCAGCAAGGGTGGCACCACGATCTCCCGCTCGTCCCTGATGCCAACCGCAATCTTCTCGGCAATGTCCTTGTTCTTCTTTGTTCTCTCGATTCTCCCAAGTGTGATCTCATGGCGCATCGCCTGGATGCTCTGAACTGCGGCGACAAGCCTCGCCTCCAGCATCTTTATATTGCCTTCCGTGCTGGCAATCCTGTCAGTCAATACCTGCGTTACTGCTTCCTGTGTGTTCATTTCTTATCTCCTTTGTTATCAGCCCAGCCGCGTCAACGTCCGCAATGATCTCGCGAACCCTGTGCGCCTCGGCGTGTGTGATGTCATCCCGATGGCTGGCCAACTTCCTACGCACCCGCGCCAGAATGTCGGCCAGCCATGTCAACCGGTCTTCCATTAGCGAGAACGCATACGGAAGGTGCGGCCAGACTTTTTGGGAACTCCGGCTGCGCGAAGCGCGATGGCCAGGATTTGCTTCTGCGAGCGGGCCTTGCCGCCAGCCCCACGAGCCGATCCTTTCTTGCGGTTGTCAGCGCGTAGTTCTCTGATGTTTTTTCCGATGTCTTTGCCGAGCGGCATAGTTACCTCCTTATGTGTAATGTGGATTCGGCACCTCAGGTGCCTTTACCCCGAAACTTGGATTCTCCGTCCTGCGGAGATCACGTATGTCAAAGTCAAGAATATCGCCAGACTGAAGCATGACGGTGAAGATTTTATTGTGATCCATTCCATAATCCGTGACAAGGAATGCCAATCCCTCTCCCTTGGGTGTCATAACCCACATTTCTGGATTAAGCTGAAGCATCATTGATCCATCCACATTGCGGCCAATGCCACAAACATGGCAAACAAAATCATGTCGATGGGCATTATTTCCATGACGGTCCCGTGATCCATGCGACCAATGCCCAGCGCGTTCCGAGCAATGGTGCCTTGGCCTTGTGCTTGATCCATGTTGGGAAGAAATTTGCAGCCCCCTGATGCGTTGACTTTTCCACTCCATGCCAGTCTCCAGACACGCAAAGACCTCCTCCGACATACTCCTCCGGGCGTGAGAGATTGATGACGCAGGTCAGCTTGCGGTCGCTGCCGTCAAACGTGTCGAAGTGCCAGTCGAACTTTTGCAATGGTCGGTAGCGCAGGACTTGAAGGTTCTGCATATCCATCACGTCGAAGCGGTAATGCTCCGTGTTTACCTGATCCACCACGGCGGCAAGATAACTGTAGATCCACCGGAAGTGGGCGGCTTTTGGAAGCCAGCAGGAAGCGCAGGTGCGGGTACGGTAATTGACCACGCTTCCATCCTTGGCCATGACAGGCGCACGTTTCATTCCGATGACTTCCGCATCGCGGACAATCATCTCGCATTGCGAACGGGTCAGGACTTGCGGGACCGTGACTGCGGTGAGGATCTTTTGCTTGAATGGCTTTTCTTGATTTGTAGTGTGCATTCTTTGTCTCCGTTTGCGTATGCCTCAAGTGCCTTGCGGAAGGCAAAGGAGGCAAGTTCTTGTCTGTCATATTTGATCAGATTAAAGCCAGCGTGCGCCAGCTTGTCGATCACCTGTTCGTCCATGTCCAGGTCAAGCTCGACCATCTGGACCTTGCGTTCCTTGATGATTTTTATCTGTCCCAGTTTTGCCATTGCGACTTCTCCTCCCTGGCCTTGGCCACAAGCCAAGACAAAAAGCTTACGATGAACACCAGCAGCATCATCCCTGCTCCCGCAAGCAGGGAGAACAGGATGATGTGTGCGATCACCTCACTGAAGAATTTCAGGTATTCCATTGTCATTTTCTTTTAGCATTTGGTTCAGTGCGGATTGCCTGACGTTGACTCCGGCCATCCTGCACCAGAACAATACAGACCCGTTCCTGAAATCGTCCAGCAGATTTTTGATGTTTTCATCGTCCCGGTAACATTGGCAATCGGTCAGCTTCGGTCTTTGGTCAATCGGGGCAATTCTGTCTCCAATCAAAACCTTCCTTCTCTTAAGAAGCTTCACGTCAAAAACTGCCCGCATGGCAATTTCGCATGCAAGCATCTTTATTCCCTCCTCGGGTGTCAGGCGGTTCGCTTCTGCTTTGACCATTTCTTCTTCTTTCCAGAACGATCTTCAGCCCAAGCCGAATACGCATTCCACAACCGAGCAGCATCTAAAGCATCTTGCTTTTCCGTAAACACATCGTCGGCTGGCGGAAGACCATTGGGAGGCTCGGCACCCCACAGGCGAGGACCGACAGGATTCTCCATGGATTCAGTCACCACCCGCCACTTGTCCCCGTGCGGAATGACCTTGACGGGAATCATCGCCTAGTTTCCGAAAGTTTCTTGTCGTCTTCCTTGATTTGCTCTCTTAGCTTTGCCATGTCTCCAGACTGTCCGGCATAGTGGATGATGTATGCGTCTTTGTGCCTATCCAGCCCGAAGTGCTGCTCCACGCTGGTCATGCAGTTGTAGGATGGATCAAGGTCAAGCGTCTTGGTTCCCCAAAGATGAAGCTGGAGATTGATCCAGGTTTGTTCTGCAAAGTGATTGGGAAACAGGCCAAGTGGAGGTTGAGACAATACCCCAATGGCATTCTTGCGAATCACAAACACGCCGGTGTTAAAGTAGAATCTGGGAAAAATGAAGTCGTTGTCATCCCTGAATCCATAGGTCTTGGCCAGATCCGCCAAGCCATTCTTGCGGTCAAGGTAATCACCCTCGTTGAATGCGAGAAAATCAAATTCACAGTTATCCTTGCTTTCTGCGGCTTCGTGAAACATGAAATTTGATATGTCCTCGCAATCACGCGCAATCAAGATGTCAGCGTCAAAAAACGTGGCCTGGTCGTATCCCCTGGTCGCCATCAGGTTTCCGATGACCAGCTTGGTGTATTGCGGAGGATGCGCCAGCGGCTTCTCGATGGATATGAAATCCTGCTCTGTGCGCTTGCAATAAGCCTCCATGCGCGGCTTGGTTAAGGCCAGCACCTCCAGCCACTGATCCCCTAAAGCTTGTGTTACTACGCATGATTTCATTTCTTCACATCCTTCAGGTCCACCCAGGCTTCGAGCGGCAAGCCAGCTCCTACAAAGCAAACCTGAACTTCCTTCTTTTCCTTGTCATTGACGGAGTACAAAGCCCACCCGCCATCAACCTTCTCGCACTTGGTGAACTTCATGCCGCCTCGCAAAGCTGGTAGTCGGCTTCTTCAAGGAGAAGCTGACTGGCAAACTCGCGCAGGTTTTCGTCATCCTTGACAACCTTTCCGTCAATCATCACCTCAACTTTTTCCAAATCCATGTCGTATGGAACGTCCGCCATGTAGTGCTCGCGGTGTCCTTGAGGCCCGATGTCAACGCGGTGTGTCTTATAGATCACATTCGCAAACGCAG